GGGACGGCGAGCAACATTGCGCTTGTTAACGCGCTTGGCCGTCCTGGTGAAAAGACGGCGTGATTTGGATCGTTTCATCTTAGATCGATAGGCCATTGCGTAACCTCATTGGCTATGGATGGTGTCAGTAATCACAGTTACATCAAGAGGGAACTGTGATCGAAACGCCTGACGGCGTCAACCAGGTGAAGGCTCCGGTTGATCGGAGCCTCCACCTTCACCTGGTTCGGGAGGGTCCTCAGAGACGGTCTGAGGGGGAGGAAGGATACCGAGCTCACGGGCCTCGGCCTCATTGGCAGGGTCCTCCATGAAAGCGAGGAATTCGCGGGGATCGTCGTTAAAGCGACGACGAACCGTACCGGGCATGGTGTCGAAAGCAGACCTGGCCTCAAGGACCAGGTTAAGAGCCTCATGGTATTCGACCTGGTCAGGAAGATCGACGAATTGACCAGGGTTCGAGCGGACGTGCTCGATAAAGCCGGTTTTCTTGTATTTCGCCATGATGTGGTTGATGTCGCATTCTTTGGCGAATTGCTGTTTCGTCCTGGAAGGACTGTCAGAGAAGTCGATAGCGACACGGCGACGTTCACGAGAAAGGGGCATAGCGGTCCTCATTGGGTCATGTAGTTCCACCAGTTCTTAATCTTACGAGCGGCCTCTTGGCCAACCGTAGGAGGTTTGGAACGTGGTAGGGAACCATGGGTGGTAACGGGACGATGAAGGGCCGATGTAAAAGTATCGGCGGACTTGGCAGAGCTAGCAGGGGAAGGAGTAATGCCCCTGGACTCTTGTAGTGAGCCAAGAAGGCGACGGCCCATACGCTCAATAGTATGCAAAAGCGTACCAGGCCAAGCACCGCCATAATCAGAGAGCTTTTGAGCTTCCAAAGCGGCTTTAGCAGAATTAGCCAGGGCGCCAGGCACTTGAGCCTCGATGAGCTCGGCATTTGCCTGGGCAACATTAGTCTGAGCGAGAACATTTTTTGCCTGGACGGCAGAGGAAAGAGTGCCGGCAAGATCAGGGACAGGGATTTGTTCGACAGGGGCGACAGATCCACTAGGCGTGGATGCGCCGCCCTTTTGATAGGCGAGGATGGGGTTAAGACCAGCTTTACGCATGTCAGCCATAGCGCGCTGATAGCTGGTGTTGGAAAGTTCCTCCTGGAAGGCACGGTTAGTAGCGGCCTCAGCTGCACGAGCAGAATTAGCCCGAGAAGCGGTGAAGGCGTTTAAGGCTCCGCCCACTAGGGCGGAGCCAACGAGACCGGCTGCAATACCGACCATTAGAAGTGATCGATAAGGCCGGGAACACCATAGACCGGCATGGGCCGAGCACACCGGAACTTGAAGTGAGCATCGAAAAGGAAATGCGGCTCACTGGGGACCGCAATAACCCGATCAACGGGAGGGTTCTCCTGGATGAAAGTATCGCCCAGGGTCGGGAGAGAACTGAACTCCTGGGCAAGATGCCAGGTATCGAGAGAAGCAGCAGCCGTGGAACGCATCTGACCAGTAATGAGACTGGGTTTGTAACGGTATTCGGCAAAGCGTTCCTGGTAGCCGAAAACTTGAGTGTCAGCAGAAGTAGCCTGAAGATAAATCTCCCGATTAAGAACAGCTTGCTCACCGATGTGAGACAAAGCAGGCCAATAGAAGTCAAAGCGAGTGTCACGCTTCCAAGAGCGGTGGACGCCCTGTTGATAGGAAAGATCGGCACGGGCACAGACAAGGCCGATGATGACGCAGTGTTCGGTAAAAGACTTGGTGAAGCCATGACCGGAAAGGATCGAAGTACCAACAGCAGCCAGGTTGCCCTGGGCAGTAGTGTTAGTTTCGGAGGTTTGGGCAACAGGGTTGATGTTGACCATGGAGATACCGCCGCCAAGGTATTCAGGGCGCTGTAGACGGGCATCAGGGGAAGAAACACCGAAATGACTCAGGATAATTTCGGTGTACCTGGTGCCGCCACGGGCGTCACGTTCATAGAGCCGTTGAACCTGAAAAGCCTGGCGAAGCTGATTGATAGTTGCAGCAGTGGCCGTAGAGAGATCGGCATAAAGAGCATCACCACTAGTGCCAACATTGATGTCAACGATATTGCCGCCAGCAGCAGCGTCCATCCGTTGGGCGCTAGCGGTCACAGTAGAATAGACAGTGGGATTGGCACCGATATTAGCATCGATGGCAACCGGGGCGGAAGTGCCCAGGGGAAGGTCAACGCTGTCGCCTTTCTGAGGCCAGGGCAAGCAGGATGTAAAGTAATCGTGGCGCTTACCACGACGAAGAACCGAATAATCGGAGGAGGCATCGATACCGTCACCGGTGTTGACTGTAACGCTGTCCTGAAGGTTCTGATCACGAAACCATTCATTCCAGATCAAGTTGTAAGCGCGGAAAGCGAAAGCGGTAACATCCTGGAGAACACCAGTAGGAATACCGAAATAATCAGCAAGTGAGTTTTCTGCGGGAGGGCTGGGATTGAAACGAACAACGGGACAAGCGTAATCGGTGCTGTCACCGGGGTCTGTCTGAGCACCGTTGAATTTCTCCCAATTATCCCAGACCAGGCGGTAGGGAACCGCGAAGAAGAAGGAGGACAGGTACATATTGTCCATGAAGGGATGGAGAGGCGTAGCAAGACGGGCGAAGGCCGTCATGTCGAGGTTGAAAGTGTCACCAGGCAACGCCTCGTCGACGAAGATAGGAATGAGTAAACCTGCGTCGAAGGTAGTTTTGACACCATGAGAGCGATCGAAGGTGGATCGAGGGATTTCGGCCCGAGGCACCTGGGCGAAATGAGCATTAGAGTTTGAAGGCAACCGCATGATATTGGCTCCAAAGAGATTGGTTAGGACGCTTTAGTCGCATCGGGGAAGGGCAGGACTGGATCACGAGAAGGGGTAGACGGCGATACCGCCTGGAACTCAATGGCTTTGCCAAGAGCGTTGTGGCGGATCGGAGATACTTCGCCGGTCTGATCGTCATACTCACCCACCTGGAACAAGGTGAAATCCTCACCGTGACGGTGGAAAGCAGTATCAGGGTTAGAGACAGTATCCGTAAAGGCCCTAATGGCCTCAGGAACGGAACGCATGAAAAAAGGCTGAAGATAGGCACCAGCCTTGCTGTCATAGACAGCGAACATAAGAAGCTTCATTGCTCGTAACTCCTGGAGGAAAAGGTGCTCAAGCGAGCACGGGTAACACGCTCGCGAACCGCGAGGCGTTCGGGGGTAGTGTCGTGCGCCCTGGACAAAGCGAATTGGCCACGGGCCAAGTCCAGGGAGAGATGCTGTTCATAACTTTCTTTGAGAGAGAGAGAGTTGAGATAGGCTTTGGTGTAAGCGGCGGGAACCTTAGTTTTAACGCCGTTAACGACGATGAAATCGTCGGGAAAGACATCGGAGGAATAAAGATCGAGCCAAGGCATACCAATGCCTGGGGAGCGGCTCATAGTGGCGTATTCAGGCTTACGCATAGAGACCTCTCCGGTCACAGGGCAGGCATATTCATAATGTTTAGCCGCCATACGACCGGTAATCTTTTTGGTCACATATCGAGCCACATAGGCCGCTGAGTTGAAAGTAAGGGAACCGATGGTCGCAAATCCTTTGCCCCACAAGTCGTTAAGGGCGTCGGAGGTATAAAGGCGAGTAGAAGCCCGACCGCTATAAAGAGAACGGTCAGGAAAGTTAAAATTGAACAGACACGCATGATAATGGGGACGCGCAAAATTCTCTCCATATTCACCACAGTGAAAGAAACGAACACCGCCAAAGTCGGGATCGGTGGGACGAATTTTAGAACCGTCGGAGCGTCGGCCGACGGAACTAGGAGAAACGAAACGCTTCCGAAGGCGCTTCATAAAGAGCTGATAGTGCTCCACCTGGAGAGAACCACCAGGAGGGAGGTGGTCATCGTCATAGGTGAGGGTCACAAAGCAATTCTCATCGTAAAGAGAGGCTTCGTGCATACAGCGAACAGCCCATTGCCTGGAATGTTCGAGGCGACACCCGATGCATTGTCTACAAGGGATAGTCATGGGCTTGTCACGCATGGCGGACGCCCTTGAAGCATCCTTGTCCGACATTCCCGGAACA